GGAACAGTAAAGGCACATGCCGAGAAAGCATTAAAGAGATTAGGTTGTTATTACTTTATGCCTAGTAGTGGAGGCTATGGCCGCGCAGGTATACCTGACATCATAGTTTGCCACAAAGGTAGATTCATTGGCATCGAGTGCAAGTTTGATGCAGACAAAAATCCCCCCACCAAACTACAACAGCTAGAGCTTGCCAAGATTAAGAAGGCCGGAGGCATAGCTATTGTATTCGACACGAACACCACACAAAAAGAATTAGTCGCTATGATAAACGCAGAAGCAATGGATAATACCGACTGGACATCGTGGGCATTGGAGCACATATCATGATACTAGAACAATATGAAGGTTACGAAGAGTTACTTACATGTGACGGGCTAGACGAAGCAATCTTAGGTGTATGTATGAGATTTGGGCAGGCTGATGTAGTGGCATATGACTATATGAAAGTGCTAGACATATTAGTACATGACAGTGGTATGTCACCAGAAGAAGCGTGTGAGTTCTTTGAGTACAATATTATCGGTGCAGGTATGGGTGAGAGAACACCAGTATTTATTGACGGCAGTATGTACTCAGACCTCACAGAACACTAAGGAACTGGCAGAATGTTACCGGACTACACCCCCCATGATTAAGGAAGCAGATTTAGTGCAGGCTATAACAATAGATTTTGAGACGTACTACAGCAAAAAGTTTTCGCTGTCTAAACTTACCACAGAAGAATACATCAACGACTCTCAGTTCCAAGTAATTGGTGTGGGTGTGAAGATAAACAATAACCCTAGCCAATGGTTTAGCGGAACACATGACGAGATACGCGATTGGCTACAGCGATTTGATTGGGAGCATAGTTGCGCTGTCGCACATAATGCTATGTTTGATGCTGCGATATTGAATTGGCACTTCGACATACAGCCACCTAGATGGATAGATACTCTTTCTTTAGCAAGAGCAGTTGATGGCATATACGTCAGTAACTCTTTAAAGGCCGCCTGTGAAAGATGGGACATTGGTAAGAAGGGCACTGAGGTGCTTGATGCGTTAGGTAAAAGACGCGAGGACTTTACACCAGAAGATTTAGCGCAGTACGGTGAGTACTGCAAAAACGACTGCGAGCTTACGATACGTTTGTTTGCTGCGCTGCACAATGAAGAGATAGATGTTGAAGAGTACGAGGCAATCAGCACCACTATAAAGATGTTTTCTGAGCCTGTGTTGGAGTTGGATATTGACTTACTGAAAGGACACCTCAGAGAAGTAAAAGAACACAAAGAAGTTCTTATGAAGAAGGCGGAAGCCGACTCTAAAATACTTTTAAGCAACCCCAAGTTTGCTGAAGCATTAGAAGAATTAGGGGTTATACCCCCTACAAAAATATCAGCACGTACAGGCAAGGAAGCATTTGCATTTGCCAAGAGCGATAAAGGTTTGAAGGACTTACTAGAACACCACGACCCAAAGGTTCAAGCACTTGTTGCTGCTAGACTAGGAGTAAAGTCTACGTTAGAAGAAACCAGAACACAGCGGTTGATAGATATCGGTGGGCGGATTGGTGTGTTGCCTGTACCCCTTAGATATCATGCAGCACATACAGGTAGGTGGGGCGGTTCAGATAAGATAAACCTACAGAACTTACCAAGCCGAGGTGACAATGTAATAAAGAAAGCAATCATTGCGCCAAAAGGACACACACTTATTGATGCCGACTCATCACAGATTGAGGCTAGGATACTGGCATGGCTATCAGGGCAGCACGATTTAGTAGAAGCATTCGCCAATAAAGAAGATGTCTATAAGATAATGGCAGGAAGTATTTATGACAAGCGGCCGGGAGATATAACCAAAGAAGAAAGATTTGTTGGTAAGACAACAATATTAGGTTGTGGTTATGGTATGGGCGCTGAGAGATTTAAGAATCAATTACGTAATTTCGGTGTTGATGTAAAACTTACTGAAGCTCAAAGGATCATAGATACATACCGCCAGAAATACGACAAGATAAAGCAACTGTGGAAGGACGGTCAGCATTGCTTACGAACTATGCTACAAGATAAAGAGTGTAGTTTTGGGGTTATAGCCGACGCAGTATTTTTAGGTAAGTCTGGGTTTGTTTTACCAAACAACGTGTTACTAGAGTACCCTGATTTAAAGCAAGAACATGGTGAGTATACTTATCGCGCAAGAAAAATGAGCGTTAGGATATATGGTGGGAAGGTTGTAGAGAACTTATGCCAAGCTGTAGCCAGATGTATTATTGCATGGCAGATGGCAGCTATCAGTACTGAGTACAAAGTAGCGTTGACTGTACACGATAGTATTATTTGCGTAGTAAAAGATGAAGAAGCAGGGAAAGCAAGACGCTATATAGAATCTTGTATGCGAGACACACCTGATTGGGCTAGTGGGCTACCGCTAGATTGCGAAAGTGGAATGGGTAAATCATATGGAGAATGCGGATGAGTGTAGCTTGGTCATATTCTAGTTTATCTTTGTATAAACAGTGCCCGCGTAAATATCATCGACTTCGTATAGTTAAGGACATTAAAGAATCAACATCTGAGCATTTGATATTTGGTAATTTAGTACACAAAGCCTGTGAAGATTACGGCAAAGACGGAACCCCTATACCTAAGAAGTATGCGTTTGCAAAACCTTACGTCGATAAACTATTAAAAGCTAAAGGCGAGAAGTTATTTGAATACCGCATGGGTCTAACAGAAGATTTAGAACCCTGTAAGTTTTTTGATAAAGATGTTTGGTGGCGCGGGATTGCCGATTTGGTTATCGTTAATGGAAACAAAGCGTTGTTAATAGATTATAAAACCGGAAAGTCAGCAAAGTTTGCAGATGTACACCAACTACAACTATTAAGTTTAGCGTTATTTGCTCATTTCCCAGAACTAACAACTATAAAAAGCGGGTTATTGTTTCTAGTATCTAAAGAGTTTGTCTCTGCTACATATACAAGAGATGACGTAGAATCAGGTTGGGATTATTGGAACAAAGATGTACAAAGATTAAGTCTTTCTATTGACGCAGATGTATGGAACCCATCAGAGAATTTTACTTGTCGTAATTGGTGTCCTGTGACAGACTGCGAGTACAACGGAAATAACTGAGACAGTCAAATGCCATACGTAAACAAACCAAGACCGTACAAAAAAGAGTATCAACAGCAGAAGGCGCGGAAAGAAAAGAAAGCGCGAGCTGCTAGAGAACGTGCGCGATATGCTATGGATAAAGCAGGTGTAGATCGTAAGGGCAAAGATATAGACCACAAGAAGCCGTTATCAAAGGGTGGGTCTAACAAGAAAAGTAATTTGAGATTAGTGAAACCTAGTAAGAACAGAAGTTTTAGCAGGAACTCTGATCATACGGTGAAAGTAAATAAACCCAAGAAAAAAAGAACAACAAAGAAAAAGAAGTGAATTATGCAGATTATAGAGGACAAGACTCTATTACTAAGAACACGTAACCCAGACAAAATCCAGAGCAAAATACCTACTAGCAAAGTTGTAGATATTACAGAAGATATATACACCATGACGGTGGATTGGGATTTGCCAACAACACAGCGGTTGGCAGGGTTAAAAATGAAAAACATACCTAGCCCGATTATGCGAGATTACGTATGGGGTGGTGTGTTTCCGCCTATGGAGCATCAGAAAACTACTGCTGAATTCCTGACACTAAACCCACGTTCATTCTGTTTCAACGAGCAAGGCACAGGTAAAACTGCTGCTTGTATATGGGCTTCAGATTATTTGCTAGAACAAGGCTACATCAACAGAGTTCTTATTGTTTCGCCATTATCAATTATGCAGAGTGCGTGGCAGGCTGATTTATTTCAGTTTGCTGTTCACAGAAGCGTAGGGATAGCTTATGGGTCAAGAGAAAAACGTGAGGATATAATTAATTCTAACTACGAGTACGTGGTCATTAATTACGATGGGGTTAATGTAGTACAAGAAGCAATAAAGAACGGCAAGTTTGATTTAATTATTATAGACGAGGCCAACGCTTATAAGACCGCTACAACAAAGCGGTGGAAAACAATGGCAAAACTTATTGATGCGAACACATGGATATGGATGTTGACTGGTACTCCGGCAGCGCAATCTCCAGTAGACGCTCACGGATTAGCAAAGCTCTGTGTACCACACAATGTAGTACGTTCAAAAACAGCCTATCGAGATTTGGTTATGTATCCAATCAGCAGGTTCAAATGGATACCTAAACCCGATGCAATAGATACTGTGTTTAAGACATTACAGCCTGCCATACGGTTCACCAAAGAAGAATGTTTAGATTTACCTGATATCGTATATACAGAGCGTGAAGCGCCACTGACACGGCAACAAGAGCATTACTACAAGGAAGTACGGACTCAGTTTCTAATGTTGGCAGAAGAAGAAATAGTAACGAGCGCTAATGCTGCTGTAAACCTTAATAAGCTATTACAAATATCGTGCGGTGCGGTGTACGCTAACTCAGGCAATACAATAGAATTCGATGTGTCAAACAGACTTAACGTAGTTAAAGAAGTTGTAGACGAGAGCATAGCAAAAGTTCTTGTTTTTGTACCATTCAGACATACGATAAACTTGCTACAAGAGTTTTTGCTGGCGGCTGGCGTACCTTGCGAATGTATTACTGGTAGCGTATCACTACCTAAACGCACCGACATTATTAAACGGTTCCAAACAAACGACGACACTAAAGTTCTAATCATACAACCCCAAGCGGCAGCACACGGAGTCACACTTACAGCAGCCAGTACGGTAATTTGGTATGCGCCTGTGACATCTACCGAAACTTATTTACAGGCCAATGCCCGTATAAATCGTAAAGGGCAGACCAACAAAATGACTGTCGTGCACATACAAGGCAGTCCTGTTGAACGTAGACTTTATAAATTATTGTCTGGGAAACTAGAAGAACACACCAAACTTATTGATTTATATAACGAAGTAATAAACTAACAAAAACACTTGCAACTTCAAGTTTTGTATATATACTAAATCATCTACTAACTCTTACAAGCGGAGTATGAAATGACTGAAGAAATAAAAGCATCTCTAGATCAACTCGCCGGAGCCGTTGTCAAAATACGCGACGAGATATCTAAGATACAAAAAGAAGCTGACAAAAAGATAGACAAACTAAAAACCGACAAAGAAAAAATAGAAGCACACCTTCAAGCTCATTGTCTTGAGCACGACGTAACATCGGTTAAAACAAACTCAGGGACAATCATGTGCCAAGTCCAACGTAAAGTCTGGACTGCTAATTGGCCTGCTTTTTACGAATGGGTCGTTAAACACGATGCGTTCGACTGCCTTGAAAAACGCATTAAGCAATCTACTATGAATCAGTTTATGGAGGAAAGCCCTGACGATATACCTGCAGGTATAAATATTGATGCAGGCTATAAAATAGTAGTACGCAGATCATAACTATGGATAGTGGCACATATGATCGGCGCGTAGAGCGCGACAACAAAGTTTGGCAGTTAATAGACGAGCAAGGTGTACTCACATCCTCTAAAAACGACTACCTTGATTTAGTTATTGTTAAAGAAGCACCATCTATATCTCGCTACTACTATAAAGATAACTTTACAGATGGGGCAAGCGCAGTACCTACTTGTTGGACTAGTGATGCCAGTCGTGGGCCAGACATATCAGCTAAAGACAAGCAACATTCCAACTGTGCTCTTTGTAAACAGAACATACGTGGGTCTGGAGATAATAATTCTAAAGCATGTAGATTATTTACTAAGGTAGCATTAGGATTTATTACTGATAAAGAAGAAGCTCAAGGTGTATTCCAACTGCAACTACCTGCAACATCGTTGTTTGGGGCAGCGCCGGACAAGAAAAACAACCCAAGAAGATTGTCATATACGGCATATAAAAAATACCTTGGCTTACACGATTACAGCCCAGAGAGAATGATTACGCGCATATCTCAAGACGAGAGCGTGTCATATAAAAAGCTACTGTTTGAAGCAGT